ATCGCCTGGAATACCTTGAATTCCCTGTTCACCTACCAACGACAATAACCATTCAGCTTCAGTACCAACAAAACCATTCAACTGCGCTATTTCAAAAGCCGAATCACCATCAGCACCGGCCGGGCCATCCGCACCGTCTACTCCCTGTAACCCATCTGCTCCGGCCGGTCCCTGCGGGCCAGGCTCACCTGGGACACCGATACCGGGGGGGCCTTGGATGCCGACGGTGGCGGCCATTATCACCTTGGGGCGGATTGTTACGGTTAGCTCGTTCATGCCGGTGGCTCCACTATAGAGGGTTGCACCAGGGCGCCGCCCTTGATTTCGAATACGTTACCACCATTAACGCAGCGCAAACCCCAGACGTAGAGCGGGTTATCAATGCACAGCACCAGCGCGGCAGTATCCTCCGCAGAGATGCTGCGCTGCACCACTCCGCTAGCCGGGGAGGGGATGGCGCAGGCGATCTCGGCCGCCAAACTGCCGGTTAAGTCCCGCAGTTGCGATTGGACGCTATAGCCGGTCAAATCGACCGGGGCGCCTTCCTCGGTTTGCTCGATAGTGATCTCATCTGTGTAGGTCGTGCCCTGGTCGATGGTAATCACATTCCGGCGGTAGATGTGAGAGTAGATGTTGCTCATTTGATAGTCCCTTTTACTGTATTGTTATAAATCCGTATGACCTCTCGGGAACTTTCCAGAGCACCGCGGTATGTTTCCAGATTGATCAGCGCGTCACGGCGACCACGATCGGATAGACAATATTCAGCGGCCGGATTGAGTGGAGGCCAAACCTCCACCTGCCGCATGACCGGGTGCGGCTCGATCGGCAGAATTGGACGAATACACGGCTTGCAGCATCCCGCCAGGAATAAGCACAATAGGAGCGCTGTTATCAGCGAATTGGGGCGGCG